TTAATGCTTAGAAACTACGGACCAACGAGGGATGCATTTTCCTCAGACACAGATTCGATCTTCAAAAGGGTTTCCCGGAATAAGGATAAGGACATAAACTACTACTCTACAGATCTTAGCCAAGCTTCAGATCTGATGAATAAAGATGCACTCCGCACTATAATTGAAACACTAGCGGAGGAGCTTAAATGGCCATATATAGAGAAGAAGGCAGCGCTTAGATCTATAGATCGAACTCTTTTATTCTCTTCGAACTCAAACGGAGAACGCGTACCTGTAGGTACTACCACCTCCGGTTCATTACTTGGGTCACCCCTTTCATTTGCATTGATGTGCATTCTTCATGCATGGTGCATCAAAGGTCTAGATAAACCACTACGTAAGTCATCTGTCATATTCGGTGATGATGCTGTTATTACAGCCACACCCAGACAGTGGCAAAGTTACCTATATCGACTTTCGTCGGTTGGATTCAAGCTTAATTACAAGAAAACTCATATATCCAAAATAGGTTTCACGTTCTGTGGTTTTCTATATACAATGAAAAGAGGTCGTCTCACAAAAGTAAAATTATCGAAGATTACAAAGAGAAAAGATGATTGGCTCACGCGCCTTGATCTTCATATTGATGCGTCTAAAGACCTATCAGATTGGCAGTTAAAACGGTTAAATAACAGATTTATGCAAAAAGAGAGCAAAACACTTTATGAATTTGTAAAATGTGGTGTTCCACTCTTCGCTCCAAGAGAACTAGGAGGAGTCGGACTGTATCGGAAGAAAAAGCACTTCACTCCAACAACAGCCCTAATTGCATCTGTTCTATTAACACGAAATAACCCTACCAAAGAGATGTCAATCTTACATGACTTATCAACACCATGGACCATAGCTCATCTGCCAGTGGATGCGTCAGCCATAGCTGGTGCCATCACCGACCAAACCAAACAATGTAAATTTGATCCGGAAGGAGATTACACATTAAAAGAGGTGACACAATCATTATTAGGAACAGCACTGAGCGCATGGATATTAGAGAGTAGAAGACCTATTAGAACTTTAGTTCATCGGTACTCACCAAGGACAGTAGCAGAGAAACTCGAAGCTGCTATTGAGAGGATCGAACGCAAGTACGCGCACAAATTCCCAACACACTTCATTGCAAAGACGGATAAG